CAACATCAGAAACCTGACAAGGAAACGTGAATAAGCTCCCTGTATATTTTAAAAAATTCACGTTGTGATCTCCCTCAACTTAATTTTCCCGCTCTCATAGACATCTTTCGCCAACACTTGGAGGCGATAGGCCGTCCCAGTTTTACTGGACTCTGTGGATTCAAGAATGATTTTCGAGAATGTGCCGGGAGTGTCTCGATCGGTCATGATTTCCATTTTCGCTTTTGTGATCGCATATTCAAAAAACTGTCTGGCATCAGCAACGGCTGATTGATTGTTGTCAATCTCAGCACATGAATTGAGTGTGAGATTTGTGATCGGATAAATTTCAAACATGAAATATCTTTGATTGCCGAAAGTCACAACTTGCACAACTCCAGATGCCGAAATATTCACGACTGCATCGAGCTTTTCAAGGTTGTCATCTTTTCCCTCAAACATCTGCAAGATCGCTTGTGGCCGATAGACATAGCCTGATCCATTGTCAGCCAGATATGTTGCAGCTCCGGTTTTGTCGGCTCCAGTGTTGAATCCCAAGAGAGCCCAAACAGCAGTACCTTGATTCACTCCAGTGAAACAAAGGAGAGAGAAAGTCCCAGTGGCCGCGATCGTGATCTTTCGTGTTGTGCGATTGACCGAAACTGAATAAGTCAAAGCACCAGCCGCATCGAGAGCGCGTTTCACCTCTGCTGTGAATTCAGTGAGAGAGTAGTCTCCAGCGTTTAGAGTTGCGACGAGTGGAGATCCAGCTCCCTCTTTGAAATCAATTCTGAAATTGCCGAGATCTCCAGAGGCTCCATTTGAGATCGTGTGGCCATAGTAAAATTGTGATTTAGTGGTGATCATGAAGTCCTCAACTTGAATCCGGTCTGCAAGATCCCGCGCTGGATTCTTTCAAGGAGCCTCAAGTTTGCATCCTCACCCTCAAAATAATCACCTTGCACATTGATTGAAACCGTCACGCCTTGGTTTGCACCACCGCCACCAGCCAAAAATTCCTTAAGATCTTTGTTGGTTTCAGATGGGACAACGCGCTCACCGGGAGCAAGGACGGCTGGAAAGTTGTCTCTCGATCCAACTCCGGGGACTGCATCAATCCCTGTGGCCAGTGGAGTGGAAACAATTTTTGCCACGTTTGCAATTCCGGCCGCTCCGACAGCCGCCGCTAATGCGAAATTGTAGGGAGGTGGAGCCGATGCAAGAGCCTTGTTGACCGCCGCATAGGTGTCCATGGTTGCTTGTCCGATCGCGGCCGCTTTTCCCACAGCAGCTAATTCTTTGGATTTTGATCCTTGGAATGATGCGAGTGCAGTGAGAGTGCCTTGGACTGCATCTGATTTTTGCTTTTCAATGAGAGCAGCTTTTTTATTTCGCTCCTCATCGAGCTTGATGATCTGGTCATTTGTCCTGAGTTTCAGCTCACCCTCAGCTTTTGCATATTCCTCTTGAGTGAGTTTCTTTTGCTCTAATGCAGCTTGGAGGATGACAAGTTTCTGATCCTCAGTTGCTTGGAGGGTTGCCAATTCAATGTCTGGATCAGCCCCAGTCGTCACTCCAGCGGCTTTATTTTCAGCAGCCTTTTCCTCAGCAGCAACTCGCAGATCCATCGCAGCCGCGAGATCCTCACCAAGTTTCGCGCCAGCATCTCCAGCCTCAACCATAGCGGCTGAAAGCTCCTGAGTTTTTGTTGTCAATGTGCCGACTGGCTCCTGAGCTTTTGCAGCTCCACCCTCGATCTGTCCAAAAGAATCAATGACCTTTGTTTGCAGCTCTGAGATCCCAGATGCCGAGTCTTTCAAATAGTCGAGATTGAATGTGCTTTCGAGCAGCCCACCAAGAGATCTGAAAGTCTCAACAAAACCAGACTCAATGAATTGTGTGAATGATTTTGCTCCAGTCAAAAGACTGTAAAAATTTTCTGTGACTTGAGCGATGATTTTTCCAACGAAATTAAAAGATGCAACAAGGATCTCAAGGACTTTCAACACAGCAGCAAAAACAACATTGAGTCCTTGCAGAGCAACCGTCAAAACAAAGATCCCACCTTGGACAAGATATTGCAATTCCTTTGAGTTATTTGAAACCCAAGTCCCCATATATTTCATGGCCTCAGCAATTGCTTGCACCGATGCGATGAAAGCTGGATTGTTTTGGAATACGTTTGCAATGGCCTCGCCAAAATTCCCAGTCTCATTTGAAACTCTTTTGGCAGCCGCCGCATATCCAGCATTGAGCCTTGATGCTGCATCATCGGCTTTCTGAGCGATAACTCCCAACACGTTTGCGAAAGTCTCGGACTTTGTCCGGCCCTCCTCAACTGCGATCCCGTATTTTCCAAGTGCCTCAGTCTTTCCGTTGATCGCTTTCGCGACAAGACGAGCTGCTGATTCAAGATCAATCGACAAAACAGCAGCAAGGTCAGCAGATGCTTTCGTTGCTTGTTGCAATTCTTGTCCACCGAGTTGTGCGATCGTGCCGATCAAAGCTCCGACTGCGATGACTTGATCATCAGCAATCCCAGTTGTTTCCTCCATGGCTCCAGCAAAGGCCCGGAAACTTTCCACGGCCTCTTGTGAATAATTCCCCGATGATTGGAGAGCGATTGCAAGTCGATTGACTGCAAGCTCCTCAGCGTTTGCAGCGGCCACTCCCTCACCAGCAACAAAATTAAAAAGATCTTTGAAAGCACCGATGGCAAAATCCACGGCTTTCCCAACAACCTGAGCGCCCAAAGTCCCGGCCAAAGTGCCGAGAGATTGAGTGAAAAGAGATGTGTTTTGAGTGGATGTCTTTGCGAAAGTGTCGATCTTTGAGCCCATCGATGCTGTCGCAGTCTGGACTTGGGCCATGGCCGCTTTCATCTCGGATCGGAAACCAGATGTCTCAGCCTCAAGTTTGATTATCAGCTCTTCAATTTCTGTTGCCATGCCTCGTTGACCCTCTCACTCATTGACTTGAGTTTATCTTGAGTGAGTGGTTTTGTCTTTCGCTGCTCTGCTCCGATTTTCACCTCATAGAGCTGCCAAAATTCCCACCACTCAAGTTTCCAAAAGTCTCTCGCGGAAACTCCCAGACCGATCGTTGCGATCCGAAACAAAATGTCCCAATGGTACCTTAAGTCAGTGGAGTCCCCGTTGGAATTTTTTTTTCAGATGCAGCCTCAGCATCAGCTTTTGCTTGCTCTGGCACAGCCTCGCCATACCCCATGACACAACGTCCAGCAAACTCAAGAATATCGTTTGAGTGTTTGATCCAGCCATCTTTGACCATCTCGTTTCCGAGAGTTTCAAAATTGAAAGGGACTGCTTGGTTTAAATCCTCAGCAGTCCCAACCATCCCACCCCAAACAACTGCAACGACATCGCGGATGCAGAGATCACCCTTGGAGAAACGCATGACCATTTTCATCAGCGTGTCTTTTGCTTTTTCTTCTATCGCACAATAACAAGAAAAGTTTGGCCTAAGCTCGTAAACTTTTCCACAGATCGAGATTTGTTTTCTAAACTGAGGGGAAACAGTCATAGATCAAACCTTTCTTAGATCGAATTCCAAGCGAAAGCGCCGGACGATTCAAGACTCAACGAGAAAGTTTGAGCAGCATCAAGCTCGCCTTTTGATTCCATGGATGCAATTTTGAAACATCCCTCCCAGTATTTTGTGACAACTGCATCACTTGGGACAACCCAAATTTGATAGCGGTTGATTCTGTTTGCCAGAAATAAAGTGCGCAGCTTGTCTTGAGCCCAGTCGCTCGAAAATAAACCGTCACCAGAGACAGACATCGACAAGATCCCAGCTTGATCCAAGATCTCGCGATAGTTGTTGGATGATTTGTTGGTGATCTCTTGCATGGTTGATGCCTCAGAGATTGTGGTGGAGCTGAGTCCAGTCACATCTCCGAAAGTTTCAACTGCTGTGCCAGTGCCGTTGGTGGTCAATGACAAAACAACTCCACCGGGAGTGGCTGCAAGTTGGAAAGTATTTGTGAGAGGATTCACCACATAGTAAACTGTGTTGATCACGATGCCAGTTGTCGTGTTGATCACGCTGAAACTGACAGGATCATCCACAGAAAGACCGTGATCGTTATAAGTGACGGTGTCACCAGTGTCTTGGAAAGTCACAGCTCCCTCAAAGTTGTTTCCAATTTTGATGAGCAAGTCTTTTCCAGAATTAGGATTGATTGAGTTTGTGCAAGCCATTTTTATTCTCTCCCTCCAAGGATGATGTGAAAGCGCATGACTCCATGATAAGTCACAGTGTCAGGTTCGACTATAACAGTGGACAATTCCTCGTCAAAAATCAGCAGACAAAATTCCGTCGGAGTCCAGTCACGATTGCCATCCAAGACGCGGCGCACCTCGTTGAGCAGATCATAGACTTTTGCTTTTCCGATTGGATCCGGTCTGGCCCAGACATCGATCTGGAGAGTCCCGTCATAGAGTCTGGTTTTTTCTCCAGAGCCTTTTGTTGTTGTTTTGCTCAAGCTTGTGTCTCCGATGTGGACAAACGGATAGGCTTGAGACTGTGGCACAAAATCAAAAATTCCCGTGACCATTCCCATCAAAGTCACATCGCCGGAAAGCTCACCATAGATAAATTTTTGCAGCTCTCTTGAAACATTGAAACTCATTTTGCAAGTCTCCTGATGGCATCTCTGGCCCGATCTTTGATCAGCTCAGTGATGGCCTTGAGATTCTTTTGATAGGCTGGGAGCAGCCATGGCCTCGCAGCCATATCTCTTGTGCCAAACTCAAGCCATGCTCCATAGAGGAGATCTGTGCCAACCTCAACCCATCCAGCTCCCTTGTTGAAAGCAACTCTGATGGATTGATGGAGGCGGCCAGTGTCAGCGTTTGGCGCTCCACCGGGAGGAGAAACTTTCACGTTTCTTTTTGGATCATATCTGACAGCAGAGGTTGATCCACCAGTTGTCTTGACGATTGATCTCACCGCATCGGCTTGGATCATGAGGCCACCCTCTTGGAGTGATGTGAAAATCACCTCTTTGGACTCGGCCTCACCACTGAGTTTTTTCAATTTATTTATGAGGGAATTCCCTCCAGTGATGCTCCAGCTTATGTCAATTTTTGCATCACTCATTGTCAAGTCCCCGGCCCTGTGTCGATGCAAAGGAGGCTCATGAATTCCGAAAGCTCATCAATGTTGATGACTGACTTGATCTGGAAAATCTTTCCAGCATAGAGGACTCTTTGTTTCTCAACCACGCCGGGAAAATATCGGATCGTGATGTCATAGATGTCAACCGCGTCAACTCGCTGGGAGATGAGTTGCTCGTTTCCATGCTTTGGTGTGATCTTGCTCCAGAGCGTGGCGAAGTCATTCCAAACAGTTGTGGATCCACCAGTGTCATCAATGGTCTGAGACAGAGTTTGGATCGTGATCCTCTGTTTGAAAGTGCCGGGAGCAAACTTGCACCCAAAACATTCAGCCATCAGAGCCTCGCACCCGCATAAGGGAGGAAAGATGAATAGACAGCGGCCGGAATTTGAGCGCCACAACCTCTGGCCGCATAGAGAATCATCGCATAGGACATGACTCCCATTTTCAAATCAGCCGGGACTGAGGCAAACCCCACGACAAACTTGATCTCAATGGCTTTTGCAGCCCGGAGATCATTGGTTGGCCATGTGAAAGAGTCAGAATTGAGGATCACTCTGGATGGTTTTTGTGAGCCATCGAGAGAATAAGTTGCAGAGTCCACCGTGGATGCAGCTCCATCGGTGTCATAAGTTTTGATGAATGTGATTGAGCTGACCGGATGGAGCCCAAGAGACACGGCCGGAGCCAGTGCTTTGACCTCAGAAAGTCCCATCGGTGAGGCTGTGTTTGTCGATTGAGCCGGGAGCCAGTCCTTGTCCATCGGCCATTTGTCGAGCCATAGAGTCCAAGTCTGAGCTGTGAGAGTCAGACTGAAAGTTTTTTCTAGAGTGGATGTCGCAGCGTTGATGCAGTCAGTCAAGAGTGAGTCATCGGTTGTGACTGAGGCATCAATTCTCAACGCGTTTTTTATCTCTGCGAGAGACACCGGGAGAGTCACTGGACCCGTGATCAGCTCCAGACTTTTTAGACTTGGATGCTCTGCGTTTTGGTTTCTTAACATCTTGTGCCTCTTTCCTATTGTCGGCCAAAATCAATTCTTTCTCAAGGGGATCTGCGAGTCCCATCTCAATGAGTTGACTTGCTGTGCGAGTTTCAAGGTCATAAACAAAATTAAAATAGAGTGGCCGATAGGATCCATTCTATTTTAATTT